ACTTACGTTTTTATGATTTTTGTATCGTTTTACGGCAAGCACGACATCATCGCTGCTGAACCGAACATCACGTTCCGTGACTGCATGGTGAAAGCGCAGCAATACAACAACCGACCAGCCAAACGCCAATCCTTTGCCGCCTGTATGCCAACAATAAAAGAGTTGGATTAAATCGACACTGTCAATGTGTCGGTCAGCACGTTCTCATCTCGTATGCGTCTGTAATGGGCTGCTGTCACATTGCTGCCGACTGCGTGGCCGACCAGCTTTTGAACATAGTCTTCTGGCGCACCAGCATCGAGCAGTGAGTTAATATAAAAACGTCTCAACCCATGCCAGCCAAATTTGGGCACACCAGCTTTGACGCAAGCGGGATGCAAACCTCTGTTGCGCCAGTTGTCATGGCTGTCCATTCTTCCTGTTGTCGCTGGAAATACATAGACGCTCTTAGGAGCCTGTGGTCTCCACTCCTCAAACGTCTGTTGCGCCTCCGGGCTGAGACGCAACTTGCGAAGACCGTTTGATGTTTTTGTTGACTTTACTGCGCCACGGAACGCTGCACGTTGCACGGTCAACACACCATCATCAATGTCACCCCACTCCAATGCGGTCAATTCACCAACGCGCAGTCCCGTCATTGCAGCAATCTTAATGATGGGCTTATACCTCTCAGAAGCACATTCAACGACCTTTGCGACCTCAGATGGTGACGGTGTGTAATCTTCGCGCTTTGGCTCATTAGGCAAAGGGTCAACATCCCGAACTGGGTTCGACTTCATGTCACCTCGCTCAATGGCAAAGACGCAAACACGATTAAGAGTGTTCAAAACTTTGTTAGCTGTCTGCCCCTTTAACCGACGCGCTAAATCGGCTCTGACTTGAACCACGATTGCCGCGTCTATGTCCTTCATTATAATGTGCCGCAAATTTCCCTCTGGGAGCGTTACGCGCATCAAATGGTTGTTGATATGCCCTGCCAGTTCGACATAACGCCCACGACTTATCTTGCGTCCGCTGAGACCCTTTCGGTCACGATTAACTTGCTCACGGCTTTCTTCTAAAAACAGTTCGCACATCTTTGCAAAGGTTCGGCTGTCACGAACAAAATTGCCTGCCGCCATTTCTTCTTCAATTGTTTGGGCAAAGGCTTTTTGTTCAGCCAAGGTTTCGCCCTTTGCTACCCTAAGAACGGCTCTATAACCGTCATACCAAATAATGTGTGGCTTACCTCGATGCTCAATCAACTTAACGCGATTGCCAGACCAATATATTTTTCTGTTTAATTTAGGCATACGCTTTCCTCCTTAATGCCGGGGCGACCCATCCTTCTCTAAAAGCCGCCCCGACCCCTGAAATATAGTCTGACTGATCATTCCTGTCTAGCATAATCTGACTAGCATAAGAATAAATGTCTCGATAATGTCTCGATAAAAAGCCCCAAAAACGCAAAAATCGCCCATCTCGGCGTGAACCGAAATGGGCGATTATTGGCAGATTTCTGCGGTTTTTTTTGGTTGCGGGGGTAGGATTTGAACCTACGACCTTCAGGTTATGAGCCTTAAAATTTGTCATGTTTTACAGCACCTTAAACACCGATGTCTCGGTAATGTCTCGAAAGAACATCATTCCAAACTGGAATGTCTCGGTAATGTCTTGGTTACATGAAAAACACGATATAGGCAATAAGAGACGTAACAACTCCCACATAAAAATAAGGATTAAAGAAGGCTGGAATTATAGCATATAAAATCAAGACAGGTGACGCCGCGATGATTAATAAGGACATCAGCAAGACCATCAGGACGCCGCCGTGATGTTCTTTGATAAGATCGAAAAGTTCTCTGGCTAAAGTCATTTTTTTATCTGGGCAATTGACTTCAACCCAAACGACGCAGCAATTGACGCAAGTATTCCGTAACTCAGCCATTCAGGGCAGTCTTCTCTAAGAAAGCGAAAGCCATCAGCGATATAAGGTTGGAGGGCAGGAACAAAGCAGGCAAAAATCAAAGCAATAAAAGTGAGCGTCCATGCCTCGTCTTTCCAGCTGTTGTCAGAAGCAGCAATTGCCTGTTCTTCCCAGTTGCCATCTTGTGCAACCTTTTTTGTTGTGGCTTCGACTTTTGCGATTTCCAACTCGGCTTTTGCTTGGGCTTTTTTCTGCTTACCTTCAAGCCAAGTTCCGGCGATGCCCGCAATTGGGCTTATAAGACTTTTTAACATTTAGTAACTCCACACAGTTGGCCGCACGAATGTCTTGTTGTTTGCGAAACATTCATTTGGGCTAATATCGTCGAGGTGGACAAAGCGGCCTCCGCCCTTCTGCTGCACCCCAACACCTGTGAAACCGATTTGCATTGCAATCCGCATCAAGGCATAGGCGTCGCCATGCGTGACAGCGACATCGACAGCGCGACCTGTATTATGTGAACCGGGCAAATCTTTTGCTGCTTCGATTGGGTGTTCAGCACAACGATAGGCACTGGTAATTCTCATCGGCTTGGCAAACTTGTCTCTCAACGTTTGCAAGCGAAACATTGTATCTTCGTCCATCAACGCTTTGCCGCATCCACAGCGGCACTGCATCTCGCGTTGGCTGAAAGACGGAAATTGGTCAAAATCAGGCTCAACCATTTTCTCTCCTTAAATCCACTTCTTTCATTGCGCGCATAAGCGACAGCATTTCGCTTTCTTCAAACTCTTGTGGCTTGACGCGGGTTTTTTTCAGCGTGACTTTTGTGACGGGTCGATAAACGACTTTGCGTATATCGAGGGCAACAAAGGCCACGATGTCACAATGCTCACTAGACAACAGCTTCTTTGCCTTGCTGCCCCGGCTGGTCATAAATCTGTAAGAACTATCGACCAGCTGGCTGGCGCTTTTGACTTCCACTCTATACGAGCGTTGTCCGTCAAAGCAGACCATGTCGAAACCTTCGTGGGGAACCTGTGCAGCAGCAAAGCCAGCTTGCTCCGCACTGGCAGCACAGATTAACTCCCCGATGCGTCCTATCCGTATTGCGTCGGGAACTTGGGGGAACAAAATTTGGCCTTACTATTTTAGCGGGTTACTCGCCGCGTCTAAGCCGCGCCATAAATCGTCAATCTCTCGATTGATTTTTGTAAACTGACCGTCAATCCCGTCAGTCCGTTCCTTTGACTGTTGCACGATGATTTCACTTTCCGACGTTGTCTTCTCAACCGCTGCGATACGGTCTCGCATATCAAGAAGTTCTTTTTGGTTTTCCATGATTGTCGCGAGGTTAGTGCCTAGCACTGTCAACTTTTCTGCTGTCTCACCATTGCCAGAAACAGCCGCCTCGACTGCCTCAATGCGACCCATAAACTCCGCCGCTCCGTAGATAAAACCGCCAATTGTCGAGGCGAGTGAAACGACAATCGCAATCCACACGCCTCTGAGATTGACGCCGCCGATTTTCAGTTCGGTGTCTTCTAGGCTCATTGCATATACGCTTGTTGGTCGCCATAAATTACTTCACCCTGTCCAAGAACGTCAGCAGCAGAAACGTAATCACCTATCAGGAAGTCGTGGAACGAGATGTTGCCGATGTTGGTTGCCCACTCAATGCTCAAGATGTCATTGGTGGCAGAGTATGAAATAGATGCCTCGGCCATTGACTGACCGTAATCCTGTGCGTGTTCGTCAGAGATGCTGGTCAGGCTTTCGTTTTTAGATGCTGCCAAAAATGCGCCAGCTTCACGAGCGTTCACCGCAATGTCCTCTAGGCTCTGGTTATATTCTTGCACCGTCTCTTGCTTGAGGCTCACGTCGTTCTGCTCGACATATTCTTGCACGGCGATTTGGTCTTCAACTGCGTTTGTCTCTTGTGCGATTTCCGCTTTATTGGCGACGTCCTCAACGACGCTTAACTGAACACTCGCGACTATAAAATTGTCCACGGCCTCAGACACCTTGACCATCGACTCTTCATACTTCTCTTCGAGTTTCATTTGCGTGGTAAAATATAAAGCACTGCGGACACCATCGAGCGCGTCATTGTAGGCGGCTAGGTCAGCGTCGTTGATTATGTATTGCTCATCGTCCACAGCGTTATAGTCGATGATGCCGCCGACAGATGCGTAATGCTCTGCGCCATAAACTGCATATCGACCTTGTTCTAGTTTCGCTGCAATTGTCCGGCTTGCATTGACCAAGTTATCAATCGTCTGCTCTGCGTGTGCTGCGGAAACGCTCAGAAATACTGAGACCAGAATTGCCATCATCTTCATCGGTGTCATCTTTTCCAATCCTTAAAATCTTGTCGTAAAAATTTTTCCTGACTGCATAATCAGGAATGAAAGTCTCCGGGTCGCGCTTCATTAATAAGGTCGCCGCCCTGCCAACTACTAATTTGCCGTTCACTGCTATTGGGCATGGCGTGGCTGACGAAAACATGGCTTTCCATGTCTCCAGGTTTTGGCAAAGCCGCGCCACCGAAGCGATCGACATACCTTGCTCTTTTAGGGCTTTGGCATCGCGCCGCCGATTACACTCCGCGTCCTGCTTGTAACCCCCAGCGGAAATGCCGAGTAGATTGATTTGCACCCCCATGCCACGGCCAATCAAGCAGCTTTCTGTCCCGCCTGACGGAACGCTAGGCGACACAGCAGTCGGAGGCGGCGTGACATCTGATGCCGCTCCTGCTCCGTTATAATTGTTCGTAGTGGAGTTTGATGGGTTGTTGCTGCTAACGGTGCTGTTGATGTTGCTGGTATTTAAGTCGCCCGTCTGCTCGTTTTGAGCGAGTGCTGCATTGGACAACAGCAGCAATAATAAAATGACCCGGCGCATCTCATTTTACAGCTTCTGCAAAATTATTGCGCCCAGCGTGAACAAGCCAAGCACAGCGGTGAAGGCCAATGCCTCTATGCGCCACATACGGCGGTCAAGCGTGTTTAATTTGTCGTGCGTCATTTCACGAAATATTTTGCACTCCCGCTCATGGGCTTCTAGCTGCGCCTGCGTTGACATTTTACTTTGCTCGCAAATTAAGGGCTAATTTCTGGACGAAATCATCCAGCTTCGCCAACCACTCATTGTCCCGCATCGACGGGGTTACGTTAGCAATAGCCGAGGCTGCTGCAACAATAGCTGTAATCCAAGTGATAAGAGTTTCCATTATTAAGTCTCCATTCTAATCTGAAACGCTTGGCTTTGTCGGCCAAGTAACGCTGTTGGGGAAAGTTTCTTGCGTTGTTATATCAAGCAGCGATTGACGATAGGTTGTTACCTCAGTTTGCTCTGCCTCGGTTAAATCATTCCAGCGCAGTGGGTTTGACACGATTGGGTCAACCTCACTTTGCAGCTTTGCACTACGAGCATCGCGGATTTTTCTAGCGTTTTCTGCGTTTACTTCTTCTTGAGATGGCGGCTCATACGGCGCAGCGTCAGTAATTACACTCAACAGGTATTCGTTATCTACTGTTGTGTCTGGGTCATCGGGGTCAATCGTGTAAGGTATCCACCCATAATCAGGGTGTTCAATCTCACAATCAATCCAGCCCTCTTGTTTGATGTATCTGGCGTTTCTATAGTTAGGCTGAATACTCATCATGAAATCCTTACGAACAGGGTAGCTGGTCTAAGTGAGGTCGGGGCTGAGTTATCACGAGCCTCACCCATTACTCGCCAAGTCCCACTTAACGCTGACCCATCTTCTTCTGGGTAGTAAGCGTTAGATGATTGCGTTGATAAGAGGTGAAAAAAACCAACAGCGCGCAAACTGCTTCCACTGACATTTGCATTTGCAGTTAGCGATGAGTTTGACGATGTGTGGTGAGCCAAACAATAGCTTCCAACAGTGTTAAACTGAGTGCTTGCAACTAAGTTGCCGTTGTTGTGGTAAATCTTCTTGTTGAAGTAAAAGTTTGGTCTGTCTGTGTAGATGTGGGCGTAGCTTGTATTCGCGGGACCCAAAGCAATGTAGCCATAGGGTGTTGTATTCCTTGTCCATTGACCGCTCTGATTGAAACCTTTGTTCACATCAACATCAATATTGTTACCCCCCACATCCAGACCGCCTGTAATAGTCAACGCCCCTGTCATCGTATCGGCGACATCACTACGCAAGAACTGAGTGCTGTCTAGGCTGTCGAGTGTGTCAGCGTTAGAGGCTGATACATTAGCGAACGTAAAAGTTCCCGACCCATTCGTTGTTAGAACCTGACCATTAGAGCCATCACTGATACTAAGGTCGGTAAGAGCCGAGACATTAGTCGCACCAGCCGCAATGCCGTCTAGTTTAGAGCCGTCAGTGGCGACATCCCGCCCGTCAACAGTGCCGCCGACAGTGATGTTGTTTGTTACGCTAAGTGAAGTGGCTGACGGACTGGTCAATGCAACAGTGCCGTCATTGATGTCAGCAAGGTCAGCCATAATCTCGCGGAACGCATTGTTCACATGAGAAGGCAACATGGCGTTTTCGCCCAACGGCACATCTTCAACGTCGGTATTGTTGGCGGCTGTGTTATCGTATTCAGTGATATTTGACTTAGTCATATCAGCCCTCGATCAGTTTTGGATTACGCCCCTCAACAGCGGCGGCCATAATTTCTGTGTTCAGTTGGTTGGACTTAACCATCTCATTGCGGAAACTCTCAATCGCTGCGCCAGCATGAGATGTCTGCCTGCCATTTTCTATTAGCAACACCGGGAGCATCGACATTGAGCAGCCCCACTCTGCAATTTCCTCGCCTGTTTGCGGATGCAAACCGCGCACCTCAATAAACCAAGCGCAGTCCATTTGCTTGCACGGCTCGAAGTTATTGAGGGGGCAGTTGTGCTTGACCTCTAGCTTCATTGCCTAGTTCTTCGTGGCGATTATTACATCGACATACGAGACATCGAGATCAATGGCTGTGCCACTAAACGACCCCGTTGAACCAGAGTGGCCGTGACCCGCCGCTGCGCCGCCGCTACCGCCTGCCGAAGCTGTGGCGATAGTTCCAGTCTCTGTTCGATTGGTAAATGCAATTCTGCTTTCGGTGCTGCCAGTAGCTGTTCCCGCAACAGAGATGTTATGGGTGTGAGGCGGGATTTCAGATAGTATCAATGCGTGGTTTGCAATGGTGACAGTTACAGTGCCTGCCGGGGTATGACTTGCAAAAGCAGTTTCAAAGGCTACGCTGCCGCCAGTGCCTACAGAGCCGTTGGTAATTCTTAACGCCTTGTCGTTGTGCGTAGTGTCTTTTGTCCAACCAGTCGGTGCATTAGTTTGCTGAAACAGCATTTTTGTGCCGGACGGAAAAGCATCAATGGCATTGCTGCCAATCGTTGCCGCGTCAAAAGACGGAGATACAAGCTTGACAGTGCCGTCATTGACATCAGCTAAATCGGCTAGTATTTCCCGCAACGCATTATTGATCCCCGCGGGGCTGCACCCTTCCGAGATGTCAACGGACTGAATGTCTGTGTTGTTGCCAGAAGTTTTGTCATAATCACGAATTGAATTTTTTGCCATGTCTTATTCCTATCTCGAAAGAAGTCGGTCGGAGATGCCTAATGATGTGCTGACTGATCCCGCTGTGCCTGCGCCACGGGCGGCAGGCGTTAGGCGGCGAATGATATTTTCAACGGCACGTTGCACCATCATCACCCCGCTCTCATCGGTCAGAGCCTTTCGGAGAATTTCAGGGTTTTCTGCTACAAGCAGTTTTGCAACTTCCGCTCGTTGAGTGTCGTTTAAGCGCTGGCCAAAGCTGTTTGCGGCTTGCCTAGCAAGGCGACCCATTGCAAACAAATCACCACTCGCCGCTTGCGCCACATCTCCTAACGGAGCGGCGCTTCCGATTTTGTTGGCTTCGAGAAGCGTCTTTGCAGTGTCGGAGCCGCCCGTCACGACGTTTTTTGTTCGTTGCGCTCCCGCTGCACGGGTTAGCAGGGGCATTACGTCATCAAGGACATCTGCTGGGAAAATAGTATTGAAGACTTGCGCCTCATTGCGAAACTCATCCGTCAACGCCTTTGCTAAAGATGCCGCATTGCCAGCGCGGCTTTTGCGCCTAACTGCATCGGCCAAGCCCATGCGAAAAGCACGAATTGCGTCATCATTGCCAGCTTCAACTAAACGATTAAAACTTAACTCAATGGCGTCCGCTCCAACTGCCTGATTAAACGCTTTTTGACCTTGCTCAAAAGCCTCTCCAGCTGATTTGACAGAAGCCCACTTTGCGCGTGTAGCTGCTAAGTCAGGAGACGCCTTATCAAGCACTGTTCGCAAACTAGTTTCCAGCCCGTCATATGCTTCGCCGAGCGTTCCCTTGCCAGCTTTGTAGGCTTGATTAGTTTTGTCAGACAGTGCGCGTCGCATAATCTCCGCTTGTTCAAGAGTGGGGTTGCGTGACAACCTTATTGTTCCGTCTTTGTTTGTTGTAAAAAACGGCTTTAATTTTTGAGCCTTTAATATGCGGGTAACTTCATTCCCTACTGATCGGTCACGGTTTAATATGTCGGTGATAAGTTCTGCGCCTTCATCGCCAACGCTGTCTCCTTTAGCAAAGACTTTTTTATAGGCTGCGCCAGTAGCTTCTTTGATAGCTTTCTGACCGCCTTGAAATAATTTCAAAACATTTGCGTCAACATCGCCTTCGGTCAAAACGCTCTGCACCTTGTCTAAAGCTTTTTTACGCAACTGACCGGGACGCGCTTGCACGACTTTATCAATGGCTGTTTGCGCCTCGCCTGACGATGCTCGATAAGCTCTGAGTGCTTGACGGGCTGTTTCATTTACGTCAGCCATAATTTCGCCGCGCTCTACACGAGCAATAATGTCATCAATGCTCTCGCCGCTTTCGTTGGCTATCCGCTGAATTTCAGCCTGCACTGCACTACTGGCCTTGTTACCCATTTTGCGGCGGATGTAGTCAGTAAGTGCGGAGGCTTTGTTGCCAGCAAAACTAAAAGTTTTGAGGCCTAAATAGCTGCCAAGCGCCCCAGTTGGTATTCCTACCAGACCAGACTTTAGTCGAGACTCCATATCTTCACCAGAACCCAGTCCGTATAAAGCCCCTTCGGTTGCGCCGAGTGCAGCTACTCTATAAAAATTAGCGGGAACACTCTGACCCAAAGTAAAAGGCGCAAGGCCAAGTGCGGGAACTGTAGCGCCCGCCATTTCATAGGCTAAAGATTGCCCCGGATATGCTTTACGCGCTGCTTCAATATCAGCGCGAATTTCATCAAGCGTCTCGCCGTAATCACCAAGCAACCCAAAGCCTGTTTTCACGCCAGCTTCTATTTCGTCTCCGAACCTAAAAGAAGCACCCTGACCCGCTATGCGAAGACGCTGCGGGTCTACTTGCGCCCTTCTTGCGTCCTCTATAACGCTTTGAGCGGCTTGTTTAGCAAGCGCCTTTTGACGTTCTTTTTCGATGATTTGTTGGGGTGTCATATCTCGACCTATTGCTCAAAAATTTTCCGTTCTTCGGCTGACAACCTTAGCCACTGTCCCGCCCATGTGGTTGGGTCTATGCCTTCTGGCTTTTGCTGTAACCATTTCTCAGGGGGCGGCGTCATATCTGGGATGCCGACTTCCTCGTATTCCTTCGGCGACAAAATAAACGATGGGTTTACGCCGTATCGTTTTGCCCGGTCTCTGTAGGATGTGTTGGTTGAAACTAAATTGCCTTCAACGTCTTGTCGGATTTGTTGGGCGTTCAGCATAAACCCAGTTCGTTGCTGCTCTGTTAGGAACTCACCTGTCTTTACTTTTTTATAGGTATTGAATAGTTGGTCTGAAATACCAGCAGTTTGACGCGCCATTTCTTGTTCGCCCTCTCGAACAACTGAGCCGGGGTCTAGCATCTTCATGTAAGCAATAACCATTGAAAGGTCGGCCTGCGCCCTAGCCTCTGGGGTGGTTCCTTGAATTGTAAAAGCGGAGTTTAAGCGGTCATAGGCATCTCGAATACCCTTGTAGCTTTTGACATCCGTCTCCCCAGTGTATTGGCGAGATAGTTTTTCCTCTCGCTCAAATTCTTTTTGCATCACGGGGTTGACGCCCTTGTCTAGCAGCACAGCGCCCGCATTAAGATACTGGACGAGCCGTGGGTCATCAGAGTTAAAACTTAACTGTCTGCCCTTAAATTCAATTTGCACGGGTGCGCCAGTA